CAGTTCTGCAATAATTGTAATATTTTTCATTCACTTACTCCATTCACCGGATATTTTATCCAATCTCTTTTTTTAACTTCAGACCAAACATCTGTAATAATTTTGTCAAGATCAAAATTTTTATCTCCACAATAATCAGCAAGAAATATAATTATATCTCCTATAGCATCTTTAGCGTTTTCTATATGGTTTTCATTTATACGAATATTTTGCTCTTCTTTAAGTTGAGCATGTGCTAATTCTCCAAGTTCTTCCATTACACCCAAAAGACTTTTATGTGGTTTTCTGTTAGTTGGAAAATTATAATGAGCCCATTTATAAACTTCAGCCTGTAATATTTTAAGATCCATCTTTTTTCCTTTTTTCCACTAATCTTATAATTTCATGATTAATATACCATTCTGCTTTTTCAAGATCTTCAATTTCTTTTTCTGGATCTTTTACTCCTGCTCTTGCAATATATTTAACAGCTGATCCTCTTTCAAAATTCATGTTCCAAGCATCAATAAAATCAATAACTTCAATTCCACCTTTATTATAATGGTCCGGATGATGTACTGCTTCTTTTTTACTCATTTATTTTCCTTTTCATCTGAGCTGCCAAATCCCAAACCATTTCGATTATCATCAAGTGTTTCCACATCATCAAAATAAGGAATAAATTGTGGAACTCCCTGGCAGATTTTATCCCCTTTATCAATTCTTAGATTACGTTCTCCATTATTATAAAGTTTGACATGTATAATAGCTTTGTTATCTTTTGTAGAAACATAATCCTGATCAATCACACCTGCATTTGAAGCCTCAAGACTTATTTTGAAAGCTACCCCAGATCGGGATTGAATAATTAAACATACAATCTTTCTGGGAAGAAGTATTGTTTCAGTGGTAATTATTTCCATAGGATTCCAAGAGATACCAGTAGAAACATTTCTTGATTCTCTTTTGGGAATATAAACTGTTTCATCAGAATAAAAATCTACACCTGCAGATACTTTGGTGTGTCTGGTTGGCAGTTTAGCAGTAGGGGTTTCAGCTTTGAAATTGTATTTCATCCTTCAATCCTTTTGGCAAGTTCTTTTATTTGTAATTGCTGATAAGCAATTTTAGATGTAAGAATACCAGTTATTATAGTTAATGCTGTAGCAGCATCCCAGTTTGGATGTTGTTCTTCAATAGTGTTGAAACATACTTCTGATATTTTTTCTGCTGTCTGACGTATCATTTCATCAGTTATATTTTCAAACATTACTCTCCTCCATAAGAAAGCAACTTAGGCATTTTACCAGTTTTTACCATAGTCTGAAGTTTAGGTAAAATATGACTGGATAAAGATAATCCATCAGGCATCACAATAAATGCCATGAATTCTTCTTCAATAGTAGATATACCACATTCAATAGCTTCAAGCTTTGCTTTAATAGCAAGCAGTAGAACTCTCCATCTTTGTCGAATCTCCTGATCTAATTGATTATCGATTGCTGACTTTGTTCTGGATTTACCGGTTTCAGTTTTTATAAATTCAGATCTTTCAGGTAATATAATTGAAATTTGTATTGATAATCCGGAATATGAAAACATAACATGAGCTTTTGTTTTTTCTTCCATAGTTCCAAAACGGTCTGCTCCATATTTTCTGAGTGTACTTTGAATCTCTGCCTGAGATTTTTCAGGGCTTACGGTTGTACTTTTTGCATATTTACTCACAATATCTCCTTTGGCATTTTTATATATCTGAAAGGTGATAGATATTTTCCATTTTTATCACGTAATGCAAAATGCACATGAGGACCAGTAGTTTTTCCATTTAATTTTTGACTTATTCTTCCTAGAGGAGTACCTATATCAACTTGTTGATTTTCATACACATAAATTTCACCTAAATGACCATATTCAGATTCATCACCGTTTGGATGAACTATCACTACATATCCATCAAAAATATCATGACCTTTAAAATATTTCATTTTACCACTTATTTTATGCCAACCCTTAGAATAATATTTAATCTTTATTATTCCTTTTCCAATAGATTGAACCAATGCATCCGGAGTTCCTTTTATTTTATTACCTACTAATTTTAATCTTTCACCAATCATATCCTGTCCAGTATGATTAGTTTGACTCATACCTCCGACATTATCTTTAGTAGGATCCAATCTGATTCCAAAGGGACTAGTATATCCTCTGAATTCATTTAAAACTATTGGGCTTCCATAAAGTCTATCCGGTGTAGGCATATAGGTATACCAATCTTTTAGCACAGTTAAATCTGATTCAGTATTTTTAAGTTCTGTATTTAATTGTGCAATGTCTTTTGCATACTTTATTTGATCTGCTTTCATAGTGGTCCAAAATAATTGCGTAAAAGACCCTAAAAAAATAAATCCCAATAGAATAAGTAAAAATAATGGAAACCTGTATTTTTCAATATTCATAAACCCTCTCCCCTTGATTATGGTGATTACAGTTTAAAACGGTCTCTATTCATCATCATCTTCAATACCTTCAATTTCATCTGTGAAGATACTGTCTAAGTACATCCTACCAATGCTGAAACCAGTTAAAACTGTTACTTCTCGAAAGCTTCCCAGTCCATCTCTTTCATACCAGTACTGAATACGGGAAAGACCATGAGCTCTTTCTTCAGCTCCTACTACTATACCAAAGATCTTACCAGCATGGGAAAGTTTATCATAGAACCCACCAAGACCCTCTATACCATATTTTTGACCATCAAATGATTTCCTATTACCCTGGGTGGAAGTCATAATGTGTGCATTTCTTTCTACAGCCATACCTGCTAAAGCTTCCCATACAAAATTTTCTTCTTTTTGTTCCCGATCAAACTTTCTTCCACTTCGAAGAATATCAGCATAATCCACGATTATTAAATCAGGAAGGAATCCTTCTTTTTCTTGATAAGATAGTTCTTGTTCCATTTTAGTTAGAGTAGCTTTTCCTCTGGGAATAGTAACAATTTTTAAGCCACCCCCATTTAGCATGGTCTTCATTTTTTTCTGCTCTTTCAAAATAGCCATTCTACTGTAATTAGGTGTAGGTAATGTTCTATCTCTATATTTAATCTCATTACCCTCAAGATAAGGCATTTCTATAACACCACCATTTCTGTGAGATCCTAAATGACCTTGCCATGCTCTTCTTAAATACATTCGTTGTGTTATTTCAAAATTGAATATAATTACTTTAAGCTCATTTAAGGCAGTTCTCTGAGCACAAAATAATTTGAACCATGATTTCCCACCCTTTGTAGGGGCCACAATACCTGTAAGCTCTCCTCTATTAAAAGGACCAAGAGCTTCTCCCAGTTTTCCAGGTAATCTAAGCACTACTTCAGTGTGATCATTAAAGGCATCAGAAATGATATGAGAGTCTTTAAATAGATCAACAGCCTGACTTCCTACAATTTCAATTCTATTATATCCAGCTATAGTAGATTCAGCTTCAGAAAAATCTCCCATATCTACACTATCTTGAATTTTCTCAGATAAACGCACGAGACTTTGCATCCGGAAATGCTCAGTTATCACCTTTGCATTGTATTCAGGATTAGAAGTATTATACATTTTCCAATTTTTAGCTAAACGTTTAAGCATAGTAGATACATTTTTTCGGATATCTTTATCACGGATAAGACTTCTATTCTTGATGTAAATACTCTCTATATCTTTTCCAGGAGCTCTTTCTGTTTCAGCATAATAATCTCTGATCCAACGAGTAAGAATCCTACTGTATTCATTTGACATTAACTCAGGATCCAATACTGGAAAAACTCTTTTTAAGATTTCAGTATTAGTTATAAGTTGACCAAGAAATGTTTTTTCCTGGTCATAAGAAGATAGATCATCCCTTTCAATTTCCATTAAGTTTCAATCCTTTACACTATTTAGTATGTAGCAAAACTTCTATTTGTTCTTCAAAATTAAGAGTAAGAGGATCCACAAGATGAACCGTTCCAGGAAGATAGGCTGAAATTAGAGAAGCTTCCACAATCTCTCTGGTAGTATCCTGAAACAACTCATTTCCCATATCAGCTATCTGCTGCTTAATTCTTTTTATATACAATTCTTTTGATTCAGTTACAAACCATCTGATTCCTAATGGAGTAAGTTCTTGAATTTGTGGTCCAAGATATTTGCCCCGATGCCTTGTGACTTTTGGTGTAGGATAATCACATTCAATACATTGTATTTGGTTTGGAATTACCATATCATTTGAATTCCAAACATATTCTGTTTTATTACATCTCCGGCAATAATATGTGACTAATCGATAAGCATCAATATTTTTAAACTTATTCATTTTTTTATCCTTTTTAATAATTTATAAAGCCATTTTGGTTTAAATCGACTACATGTAGTATCATCATTCACTTGAACACAAGTGAGATATATTGGTACTCCCAAGCAACTTGCCCTACCTGTATCTCCACACAACCAATCTCTTCTTTGCTTAAGTACATGCTTGCAATCTTTACAATATGTTACCATTTAAAACTCCTTCTTTAATTCTTTTTCTATTATAATATCTCTGAGTATTTTCAGAATGAGATACCCATTCTAAATTATCCATATGAGGATTTGCTTTATCCTCATCCAGATGATCTACTAAAGGAAGATTACCAGGATTAGGGATAAAGGCTATTGCTACCAATCTATGAACAAAAAAATTTTTACGTCTTCCATTGATTCCTATACCAATTTTTAAATGACCTTTATAATGTTTCCATAATTTTTTAATATGTCCATTTTTACTATTTTTAATTCTTCCATGTGAAGAAACAGAGTAAATAGAATTAGTGATTTTTTTCCATTTTTCTTTAGCCATTACAACTCACTTTATCTGGAGCCCAGGTATTTTTTATTAAATTTAATTTTTTTCTACGTTCTCTTTCTTTTGTTTGAGCTATCCTTACTTCACTTTCCATGATTCGTTTATTTGTATAAAAAGGAATGTCAGCTGCTGTAATAGTTTTATAATCGGATTCTCTGCAGCCACCCTCCGGACAATATACATTAAATGAATCCCAGTTTTGGCAATAAGGATCTACTGGACAAGGGATTTTTTCATCCATAATCACTTCCTTCTTTAATCCTACTATCCCTCGAATTATTGCACATCGCAACACCTAAGAAAAACATAAAAAATCCGAATGGAATTAACATTAATAACCACCATGCTGAAATCATTATTTCTCCTCCTTTAAAGCTTCTTTAATAATTGCATCCATGTCATATCGGGCTACTCCCCATGGTGTATCCCTTCGTGTTTTATCAAGTTGCTTTTCAAGTTCTATTATTGCATCCCTTAATTTCTTGTTTTCAAAATCAGTATAATGCAAAGCCTCTTTAAATCCACCAAAAGCTATTACTATATCAGTTTTAAAATATCTACCATGAGTTTTAAAATACTTTCTCTCTATATCGGTCATACCACTATAGTATTCTTCAAATACTTCATTTATTTTATTCATTCAATTCCCCGATGGTCTAACATCAGCATATACAAACCAGCACCAATAAATTAACCAAAGATTTGAGATTACAATTACTAATGGTATATCCCAATAAGCCCCTTTTCCCACAATTTTCAAATGATCCATAAATAAGTAAACAGTTAAATTTATAGTCATTATAAAATGCACACCAAGTAAAATGATTATCAATATTTTATCCATTCAATCCTCCAATAAATCCAAAATATCACCCCATCGATTTTTCCAGGTTTTTAATTCAGAATTGAATATTCTTTTCATTACCCATTCTCTGGATCTTCTTTTCTGACGTATCTCTCCTGTGTTTACAAATACAATATTAAATATAATCACATCATTATCTTGTTCTATGATTTCTAATTCTACTGCTTGTTGTTTCATTATTTAATTCCTTTCTTGCTTTATATTTTTCTTTTAATAACTTCAAAAAATTACCACGAGCATTAAATTCTTTAGTTGATTTTCCTTCAATAATATCTCTGAAAGTTTTCTCTGATCGCTTTAAAACTCTATGTATGTGATCATCCGTAGTTCCGGGAGAAAGTAAATAGCTGACGCTCACAGGCTCCAATTGTCCTGGACGATCCAATCTACCAATTCCCTGATCCATATCAGTAAAGGCCCAGGGAAGCTCTACAGCGGCTATATCTGAGCACACTGTCTGCAGCCCGTCTATTCCTACTGCAGACAAGATCTGCATTATCAATAATTGTTTATTACCAAGGAAATCTTTTTTTACTTTTACACGTTGGCTTGCGGAAACACTTCCATCAATATATACTGAAATCCGGGGAAATTGTTTCCGGAGATATTTAATAACATCTCTATGATAAGCATATACTATAAGTTTTCTTTCTGAATCAAGAAAATCTTTTATCCAGTCTATTACCATGTCTTTCTTAAGATAAAAGACTGACCAGAATAATTTTTCTAAAGCTACATCTTCTTCAGATTTAGATTGAGCTGCCGCCATTGCCTCAATTGCTTCATCTTCCATAGCAAAATAATCTATTTCTGAAACCGGCATAGGAACAATTGTAATTGGAAGAAGAGGAGGAAGATCTTTTAAAACTTCTCTTTTTTCTTTCCGGAACATAACTTGAGTCATAATTTCATATAACTCAGAAGTATGTTTGTCACAGGCTACTTCAATACTTCCAAACTCTGTAGGCATTGTCTCACAGTATCGTTTTTCAAATGCTGTAGGAGAATCATATAGTATAGGATCCAAAATATTGAGAGTAGGAAATATTTGACTTCTCTTGGATCTAATGGGACTTCCGGACATAGGAATTACATAAGATAAACTCTTACTGAGAGTTCTAAAGGCTATGGTTCTGGACGTATATAAACTACCAAGAGCCTGACTTTCATCTCCAATTAAAGTTTTAAAGTTTCTACTTAAAAGATATTTGTACCAATTTTTCAATATGTCCCAATTAATAACAACTGTTATGTCTCTTGGAATTTTGTAAGGAGTTCTACTTTCTAAAACTGTGATAGGAGTGCCTATCCAATTTTCCCAGAATGTTTCCCATTGATATTTAACACTGACAGGACAAACAATAAGAGCTGGACCATGCTCCATAGGATTTTCTCTGATCCAAGCCATTCCTATTCTTGTTTTACCAAGACCAGGAGAATGACCAATCAAACCTCTTCCCTTTCTCCAATAAAGAAACTGGAGACTTTCTATTTGAAAAGGCCAAAGATCATTTGTATTGTTTATTTTAATATCTTTCCAGGGAGGATTTTCATAAAAAGCTTTTACTCTGGCTTCCGGAGGATCTTCACCGTAACCATATATTTCAAAACCAAGTTCATCTAAAATCATAATGATGGAAGGTTTAACCGGTCCTCTCCAGTGCTTATCACTTTTGTTTCCATTAAACCAGAGACCTTTTACTTTTTTAATTTTTTCAATCATTCTTGGATGATACTTGAATCGTATCTCCAAATGAGTTTCTTTAACATCAACTCTCATATTAATCCAGCACCACTAAAGTAAATAAAAAGATAAGTAAACAAATTGTTATAATATCCATTATTTTTTATCTTCTTTCTTCTTAGGAAGATTTGATGTAGCACTGGCTATCACCATAATTACAGTAATAATAATTCCAATAATTCTAATCACTATTTTTTCCTTTTATTTCTTTTTCTTACTTTCTGAGCATTGATAGCAGAATTAGTTTCCCTTATTTTTTTAGCTTTCAACTCTCTCAATTCCTGCTTTCGCTTTTTTCGTCTTGCTTTTATTTCTGCTGATAGTTTAGCCATTTAAAATTCCTTTTATTACTTTAATTTTTGCCCAATTGACTGGTAAATGAGTTTCAATTTCTTTTAATATATTATAATAATTATCGTATTCTGAATCTGATATAACCGGTATTCCCTTATAATAAGCTTCATCACATAAAGGTATAAGCTTTACTAAAATATTCATTTGAGCAAGTAAGCACACTTGTTTATCAAGTAGTGAATGATATCTTTTCTTAAGAGATTTCATTTAAACTCACCTGTTCCTTTTTATGTTGAGCTCTAAACCACAATTTGAGCTTATGTAATCGTTCATCCGGATCCAAAACATCATAAAGAGTTCCGAGAATAGATCTTTCATAAGCTTCCTGTTCTGATATTTCCACTTCAATATGAACTTCCTTCTTTTTCTTAGGTTTAGGTTTGTGGATAGCTTCCAAATCAACACCATAATCCTTTTTCAACCAATTAACAAAATCAGTCCAACGCCCACTCTTCCCCGGATACAACCCTGGAATATGTTCAAAACCGGATCTTTTAATCCATTTAGCATAAAACTTAAAGAGCTTCTTTAAGCTAGGTATTACCAGAACAGCTTCCGCATTATTTTTAAGTAATGCTTTTTTGTTACTCCGATAATATTTAGCTATACCAATGAGACTTTTACAAAATCTTATTTTTTCAGATGTTTCCAGAGTCTCATAATTATTATAGATTTCTTTACCTAATACGGTACTGGACTTATGATAAAATTCTTTAATTTCAGATTCAAATTCAAATGTAGTATTATTAACTTTTCTCAAAGGAAGAAGATACTGCCAGAAACGGCTGTAACCATCTGGTGTTTTCACACTAGGTTCAGAAGATCTTAAAGCCTGATAAGAAATATACATAAAATCAGCTAATGATATTCTCAGATCGCGGCTTCCAAAAAATAAATATCGATCACTATCACGGACTCTGACATATTTCATCATAGAAAATTCTATCATATCCCAAACTTCAGCATTAGAAGCACCCTTAAGTTTTTCCCCGGGGAATTTCTCTGTTAGAAAAAAAGGTGTCCAGGAATCATGAGATTCAATAAACTTTCCAGCTTGCAATCTTTTAATTTCGGTTTCAAGTATTTTTAGATATTTAGTATCTGGAGAATGAGGTAAAGAAAAAGCCGGTGATTTTATACATGCGGAATTAGCTTGTTTAACTAATTCAATAACTTTATCGTAAGTATGAGAGTTCACGGAGGAACTGGTCAAAAAATCTGTCATCACTACTTCAGCAGCTGTATCCATTCTTACCGAGGAAGAAACTTTTCTTTTAGGTTTTTTCCCGTCCTTCGAAGAAGACGGTAAAGTATCTACTGATACTTTTCTTAGACTATGTTCTATAAGTCCAGCTTTTTTAACAATTGTTGTTTTTTTACTATTGTTATCTTTTTTGACAGGGAATGAATCAGAAGACATAGGTACATTTTCCGGTGTGAACTTTAGTACCTTTGTGACAAAAGTATAATCCTCTTTTAACCCTGATAATTTAACAATTCCAAACTCCTGGAACTTCTTAATTCCAATTGGAATAAATCGTGGAGAAAGCCCTGAGTACGTGCTAATAGTTTTTGTGAAGTATTTAATAGGTTCACCATTGAAGTCGCTGTGGAGGTGTGTGAGGGTCTGATACAATAATAAATAACGTGATAACTCTGTTCCTTTGAAGGTCTGCTGCAGCAGTCTTAAAATATGTTTTTCCTGCCAGCAGAAAGGTTGTTTTTTAATATTTCTTTTAGTCTCCTTCATCAAACACCCCCATAGAATCAAACTCTTCAAGTATGTTAGTAATGGTTATAGCGTCTAATCCTGTTAATTTTCCTAATTTATGTTCTGCTGAAACAGAGTTACCCCATTCTTTTTTAGAATGCATTTCTTGTAATACAAAATAAGTAAGAAGCATGTCTGAAGTATCAGGACCTCTCTTTCGACATTCATTCAAAATGTTTTGATCTACAACAATGAAAGGCTGTACTCTTTTTTCCATGACTACTTCATCCCTCATATTTCCTCCAGACATAAAAAAAGGGCAAATCATCCATCGGGAGTGCATGAAGGTTTTAATCTTCCCCGATGGACAAAATGCCCTACTGTTGCGATATCCCCCATGCACTAAAGGAACCCTATAGCCTTAAAGGTAGCACATTTGATTTGATAAATCAAGTACTAATCTTTTCTTATTCTATTTGTCTTCACAACAACAGGTTTATCATCAATTCTTCTTTTAAAAAGAAAAGAAGGACAAACTTTATCCTTAATTGCAGTACATTTCTCAAAGTAAGCACAATTAATACAGATTATTTCCATATCATCCTCCCTGAGTTTAATACTTAATATTTATATAATCCAAAACTTCACCCATTCCTAATTTATTTATACAATAATCATGTAATTGTGGGTGGGTTTTTCTCATCCGCTGGAATCTATTTTCACCTTTTTCCATATGGACACCAAAGGCACAAAAGACACATCCAGTGTGATCGTACCCCATGTCATAGATTGAAGAATACTTAAGATTATACTTTTTTATATAATCCCAGATATCTTTTTCAGTCCAAAAGGCAATAGGTGTAGATTTTATTATTTTGCTTTCAAAGGAATTACAACCAACTTTTAAATACTGATCTCGTCTCATCTTTGAATCAGAAGCCATCACACCTATAAATGGCTTCTTTCCACTTTTTTTATAAAATCTATCTAAAGGATTTTTTTTCATAATATCACAGCAGTAATTGGATATTTTGAAAGGGGCATTTATTAAATATTGCCATTTTTTAGATATCATTCCTTTTTTTCCATTAGGAAATCCATTTAATCTGTAATATTTTTGTTCCGGATGCTTAGTATTTCTATATCTGCTGATAGCACATGCCTGGTCTTTACTCACAATAGGATAACCATACTTTTCAATAACAGCTTTAAAATTCATTATAGGTTTAATCCATGTAACATTAGCTGTTTGCTTAACAAAATTCCTGATCTCAGGAAATTCGAGTCCTGTATCAGCAAATACTGCTTCTACATCCGGAAACTTACTCCGGATCAGATGAAGTAATACAGTACTATCTTTACCACCAGAAAAAGAAATATAAACTTTACCACCCAAATAATGATAAAATTCAGCTATTTTCATTCTGGACAGTGTTTCTTTGAGTTCTAAAGGCAAATCTTGTCTTGATTTTAGCAATTCTAATCTCATTTACACCCCAAAACCTATGTATTTTCTGATATATTTTACTTCATCTTTAGGTAAACTCCCTGGATCCCCTCCAGTGTAACGCACTCTTTCAGCTTTAATACCTAAAGTTCTTAATTCCAGCACATATTGTTTTGCTTTTTTCCATGCTTTCTTATCATCCGGATCAAATAAAAATATAACTTTATCCAATTCCGAAAGCAATCTTATCTGAGCATGAGTCATAGAAGTCCCGAACACGCAAACAAATCCTGGACCCATATTATACATATCAAAAACACCCTCAACAACTGCTACTGCTCCACCACGGCATTTTTCAATACCATATAGGGTCTTTTTATAGTGAAGGACACTCTCTTCAATCCTGGCTCCTTTATAACGCAGTACGTCCTCTTTCTGAGTTACATCCCTACCTTGAAAGGAAACTAATCTACCTTTATAGAGAATAGGCATAATAATTCTATATCTCCATTCCGGATCTTCCGGGCCAGTAAATCGTAAACCCCATTCTTTTGTAAGTTGATCAGGGTCAAATCCTCTACTTTCAATATATTTTCTATGAAGTTTACGCATTTTTTTACGTCCAGGAAGGTCCACTGCAGAAGCAGCTACGTCCTCATCCATTATCATTTTCTGATAAGAATAACTACCTTGATAGGTAAAGACTATCTCCTGAGCTTCTTTGAAAGAACAGAGTAGCATTCTCTGTACTGTAGGGATGATTTCATGACTTCCACATTTAAAACAAACTGATTTGTTTCCGGAGACACTGAAACCACCGTGTTGTCCAGTATCAGAACACCAGGGACACTGCATTTGTATCCATTTTCTTGTGATTGAATAAGAGAGTCTGTAATCCTGTGCAAACTTAACTACATTCCATTTCATTTGTTTCTCTCATAAAAAACCCTGAACTCTCCAGTCCAGGGTGTGTGTATTACATCAGCAAATTTTACTATTATACGAAGGAGACCTGTTTATATAAGCTGCGTAAATGCAGTCTATCTCCTCTCAGTCCGCTGATATAGGTCACTGTATATGATTTCAGTATTAAATTATCCACCTCAAAGCTGGTGTAAGCTGCTCTTATAATTCCCGACAAAGGAGTATTCAACAGATAATTAGAAGTGTTAAATGTCCTTACAACTGCCCAAGTAGAATTATAAAAGGCTTTATCATTGTTATTCATATTAATTATAGATGAAAAAATCACCTGTTCAAAATTGTCTGAATAAACAGACACCACCCCCTCTACAGATATAGGAACAACCTGTTCCACCTGTACATCAATCTTATTTAAGTTCAGGAAACCAAAATCTGAGGTTTCATTGAGCAGCTCGAAGCCACTCACTACTGTTAGCATTGTAAATAGTAAAGTTACTACCAGCAGTGTCCGCATACCGCTAAAACCACGCATATAATGCACTCCTTATTTGTTTCTCATTCCAGCATACACTAGAACTACTATATGTTTCCCCTGGTTTCAGGCCAGGCCCTTCATTTATTTTAGTATACACTATTTGATAGTGTTCCACCAAGTCTTTATTTCGTTCCACATTGAAATTGAATGATTTTTTGACCATCCATAATGGATTTTCATGTGTTTTCTTACTGTTTTTTCTCCTGGAAGGACTCTTCCGGGTCCTGATGATTGCCGATGTAATTGTCTTTCCAGTAATAATTTCAATAAAAATCTGGCATCTTTAGATAAATATACAGTAGATTCCCATAATTCCTGTGGTTTTATAATGAATTTCAAAGATTCACTATCTCCAGGTATCAATTGCGATTTAGCTATTTCTTTCTGTAAACCTTTCAACTGCCAGTACAGCCATGTACCAAAAGAGGCTCCTTTATCTGGATCAAAAGAGTGAAGAGCTTCACAGAATATCTCATAACCCTGTTGCAAACAATCTTCATATTCTACTGTTCCATGAAAGCTTCTATATACTTTAGAAGCTTTATTTTTGATTAAAGGATTCCAGGTCTCTACTGTCACCATTACAGCATCCCTCCAGTTAATACCGCCTTTCCTATTTCAGCAGCTATTAAAAACCATGTATTAGAATCAGTTGAAACTGTATTATCATCAAGATTTATATGAAGTATTCTACTGAACTCAGGCAAATGTATATCTTTTTTACCTGTTACAAATGGTATTTTATGTTTTGTTAAGACTTCTATTAAGAAGTCTTTTTTCAATTCTACGTTCAGATTCTGATTCGACATAAATAGTTTCCTTTGACGGAGCAAAATCCCCATCATTAAATGTTTGCACCAGACGATAAGCCTGATGATTAGTTTTTGTAGATTTCTTCAGTTTTTCAATGTGAGCACGTCCAGCTTTAAGAGATGGGTGATCCTTCCCCTCATTCAATTCAGAGAGAGAAGGACCCCATAATACAGTAGTTCTTTTAACCATGAAAACCTCAAAAAGTCGGGGGTACAGGCCCCCTGATAGCTTGTAATAAATTTTATCATGTGATGAAGTAAACACCTGCACTATTTACTCCGAATTTTTTAGAGTGAGCAATGGTCAACGACCGGCCCCTCTATAACACTTAAAGAGATTTGACCTCTTCAAGTATTTATCTTAATGTCTAAAATAAAAAGAGGTATATGGATTATTCAAATTAGTTCCAAGTAGCTCTAATCTATGTATGATGCATCTTTCAGGCACTACAATTGCACCACCACCCATAATTAAAACTGAATACCAGGGTTTCTTTTTATCAGAGATTTCAAGTGGTATACTTTGCCCCTTAAACCATCTTTCATTTTCACCAGTTTCCTGAAAATTACTGTGTTTTTTATA